TAAAACATAACAAAAATTATTATGTGGGTAAAACAAAAGGTTATTTTATGCCAAGAAATAGGTCTATAGATATAGATACACAATTTGAGTTTGACTTAGCGGAGTTTATGTTAAAAAAATAGATTTTACTATATACTTTAATGATAAGACACTATATCATTAATTAGTATAAACACTAATTAATATATGGCTAGAAGAAGAAATAAAAATCTATCAGACGAAGACTTACAACAAATAGAAGAATTCGTATATAGGAAAAACCAAGAAGAGGATAAGTTCTTAACCTCAATGTCAGTACACTATAAGTGTAAAAATGAAAATCAAGGAAAAGTTAGGGATTCAATAAGAAACAATGAGATAACGATTGTTTCTGGTTTACCAGGTACTGGAAAAACTTATATCGCTTGTGCTGAAGCACTTAAGTTGATAAAATCAAAACCTAAATATAAAAAAGTACTTTTAGTTAAATCAATTACTCAGTTAAGACATGAAGAGTTAGGTTCTTTACCAGGTGATTTAAATGAAAAGTTTGATCCTTTTTTAGGTTCTTTTTTAGATAACTTTGAAAAGATTATAGGAGAGTCCTTAACTCGTAAATTCAGAGAGTTAGGTTTAATAAACGTCCAACCCCTAGCATTTATTAGAGGTAGAAGTATTGACAATACTATCATAATTGTTGATGAAGCACAAAATATAACGTTAGACAATATGCGAACCCTAATGACACGTATAGGGGATAACTCAAAGATGGTTATCTTAGGTGATGTTAAACAAAAAGATATTAGAAATAAAAATGATAGTTCTTTGGAGGTGATTATAGATAAGTTTAATAATATAGAAAACTTTGGCTGTGTAGAACTTAGAAACCCAAATGATGTGGTTAGGAATCCTATCATTAAAACCATTGAGAGTGTGTTTGATGATTTAGATGAATCCACAAATAATAATAATAATAATAATAAAGGATTGTTAAAAGGTTAATTATGAAAATAGGTGTATCAATAGATGGGGTATTAAGAGACTTATTAGGTAAAATAGAAGAAACCCACACTAAATACTTCCCACCTTCGGAAGGTGAGGATACTGTAGAAGTTTTAGATTACGATTTAGAGAAATGGTTAACTTTCCCAGAAGAAGAGGTTAAACAAAACGAAATTGAGTTTGATTTAGACTTCGAGGAAGAAGTGGTTAAAGAAAAAGAAGATATTAAATTAGAAACAAAAAAAACAAGAGTAACTATACAAGAATTTTTATATGAAAAATGTACCGTAGAAGTTTTTGGTTATGCGGAAGAGTCTGTTAGTTCTGCTGTAGAATCTTTAAACAGATTAATTATAGATAATCCACAACATGAATTTATTATAATCAGTAGAGAGGGTGGTATGGCAATACCTTCTACTCACTTCTTTTTAGCTAAAACAAAATCTAGTTGCCCTAACATAAAATTTGTGACCGAATACAAAAAGGTTTGGGACTATGTAGACATTATGATTACCGACCACCCCAAAATTATAAGCACTAAACCACTAGATAAATTCAATATCGTTATTGATAAAGATTATAACAAAAAAGTGGTACAATCAGGTCATAGGGTAAAAACAATTAAAGAAATAAATGGAGAACTTTTAGATAATTTTGAGTTAGTGCTTGGTGGAGGTGACCCCAACCTTTATTTACGATAAAAACTGTTTACATATGATAAAAATTAATTAAATATAAAATATGGGTAAATTATTTAATATAGCTGACGAAGAATATTATCTAGATTTAGATAAAATATCTAATTTCATAAAAATGGAACCGACAATAGATGAGATATTGGAGAGGAGAGAAATAAATGTATTGTCTGGTAATACTGAAATAGAATATATGATCCCAAACCCAGATAGTGGGGGTCAAATGATTGATGTTGTAAAATGGGAAACAGTTAGAACATTAATAGAATCACTTTTACAAGAAAATGGTATTATAGACGAATCGATGGGTTTTAGAAAGTTGGAAAGCCAACTATCCATACCTTTTAGGTTAGCCTTTAATACATTACTAAAAAACAAATTAATAAAGAAAAATGGATAAATTAAACACACAAGAAATTGTAGAAACATTAAAAACAAATTTAAAGAAGATGGAAGAAAAAGATTTTTCAATCTACTTCTTCGTAATTGACACAAATGGTGCACCAACTGGTGCTGTGGCTAACATATATGAACATGTCAAAATGTTAACAGAACTAGGTTACCAAGCACATATATTACATGAAAAAAATGAATACTCAACTAAACAACTAGAGTATGTTAAATCTTGGTTAGGTGAAGAATACTCTTCTTTGTCACACGTATCGATAGAAGATAAAGAAGTTAAAATAAATATGACGGATATTATTATGGTACCAGAATTATTCGCTAATGTTATGGAACAGACAGTTAATTTACCAGGTAAAAGAGTTGTGTTTTGTCAATCATATGATTATATAACAGAAACGTTACAACCAGGTAAGACTTGGTTAGATTACGGTATTACTGATTGTGTGACTACAACAGAAAAACAAAAAGAGTATATAGACAACCTTTTTAATGGTAAAGTAACTACTAATGTGGTACCAGTGGGTATTGATAAAAGATTTGTTAAAAATACTGAACCAAAAAAACCAATAGTAGCTATAATGACTAGAGACCAAAGAGATACTGTTAAGATATTTAAAAACTTTTATATTAAGTATCCACATTTAAAGTGGGTTACATTTAGAGATATGCGTGGAATGACAAAAGATGTTTTTTCAGAAGCTTTAAAAGAGTCATGTGTTTCCATATGGGTTGATGATATAGCTGGTTTTGGAACCTTCCCAATCGAATCAATGGCTTGTGGAACTCCTGTCATTGGTAAGTTACCTAACCTATCAAATGGGTGGATTACCGAAAAAAATGGTATATGGGTAGATAATACAGTTATTATCCCAGAATTACTATCACAGTATCTACAATCTTGGTTGGAGGACGCAGTTCCTTCTGATATATTCTCGGAGATGGATACAACTGTAGATGATTACTCTGAAACAATTATGAAAAGTTCTGTAGAATCTGTTTATGGTGAACTTTTTAGTAATAGAGAAAAAGAAATAAAAGAAACTTTAGCCAAATATGAGGTTAATAATTTAGAAGAAAAAAATAATTAAAAAATGGAAACTAATTTAACAGTAATAATGCCAATATTAACATTGGATGAAAAAGAAAAAGATTTATTTGCTAACGCTGTAAAAAGTATTGAGGACCAAAAGGTTGGTGTAGACAAATTATTAATAGTTGTGCCTAAAAATAGTGAAGCTAAAAAAACTTTAGACTCTTATGATTTTTCAGATGAAATTAAATCTATAACAACAGTATTGGAAAATGAAGGTGATACGGATTTCTCCACACAAGTAAATTTAGGTGTAGAAAATTGTAAAACCGAATGGTTCTCAATCCTAGAAGTGGATGATATTTACTCTTCTATATGGTTTGATAATTTCATCGAATACAGAGAACATTATCAAAACGTTGATTTATTCTTACCAATAGTGTTAGATGTAAATGATGAAAACCAATTTTTACATTTTAGTAATGAACCTGTGTGGGCTAGAGATTTTAGTGAAAAAATGGGTTATGTAGACTACGACTCATTATTAAATTTCCCCAACTTCCAAGTGTGTGGTTCTATAATCAAAACAGAAGCATTTAATTCAGTGGGTGGTTTAAAGTCTAGTGTAAAAATGTTCTTTAATTATGAATTCCTACTAAGGATGTCTTATTATGATAAGACAATGATGACCATACCTAAAATAGGTTATAAAAAATATAACATGAGAGAGAATTCTTTATTTTGGAAATATAAAAACGATAAAGAATACTTCATGGACCCACTAGAATCCAAGTTTTGGTACAATACCTCAAAGAAAGAATGTTATTTTAAAAACGATAGAGGGATAAAATACGCAGGAGAAAACGTGGAGTAAAGAGATGTCCGAGAAAAAAACTAGGGGTAGAAAACCCAAAACAAAGCCTTATTTTGGTCAAGAACAAGAACAGGCTGTTAGAGAATTTTTATCCCTAGGTGGTTTAGTAGAAGATGAAAATACACAAGATGGATACAGATGGACTGGTTCAACAGAAGATGTTGTAAAACGAGAAAAAATATATAGAGAATACTTAAGGGCACCACTAAATAAAATGGTGGAAAGTATTATCAGAAAATATAAATTATACCCAAAATCGTTAACATATGAAGACGCTCATTCAGACGCTCTTTCATTTTTAATGATAAAATTCCATAAATTCAAACCAGATAAAAACAAAAAGTCTTATTCATACTATGGTACTGTATGTAAACACTATCTTTTAGGTAAACTAATAAAGGAAGATAAAAAGATGAAATCTATCTTACCTTATGAAGATTATTCCACATCCATAGAAAACGATGAGGATAAAAGTTACACAATAGATGAAGATGATTTAGATTTAACTGTTTTTATAAAAAAAATATCCGATACTATAAAAGAAGAAATGGAAGATAAGATACTGACTGAAAATGAATTTAAGGTAGGTTCTTCTTTAGTTAGAATATTAGATGAGTGGGATAATATATTTAGTGATGAATCTGGTAAAAATAAAAAATATAATAAAAACCTAATTCTTTTATATATGAGAAACATGACATCACTAACCACAAAAGATATTAGAAACGCTATGAAAAGGTATAAAGTGATATACCAAGTCCTTAAAGACGATATATAAAACACAACACCATAATATTTATTAAATAAAAGATATAATGGCTAGACCAAAGAAAAAAGAGGTTAAACTAAATACAGATAGTTTTTTATCTATAGCACAAGAAGCGTATAATGAACTTGTTGAACAAAGAACAACGGCTATCAGACAAATCAACGAAAATAAGAAAAAGGTTGAGATAGACGATGTTCACGATTTAGTTAATATTAACAAAGCAAACACTGACTTATTAAAGTTAGTAGATGTTACGATAGATAAAAAGTTATCTTTGGTTAAATTAATTAGTCAATTAGTATTCAAAGGAGAAGGTACTAATAGTACTAAATCTGATGAAAAATTATTACCCGAAGATATAGAGTTATTAAAAAACATGTTTGAGGATAAGGATGACCAAAAATAAATACTAAAATGGGTTTTATTAGTGATAAAAGTGAATTATTTGGTGAAGTGGCGGCTACTAAAGCCGTTCAAGACTTATTCCCACAATTAAACAAGTCGTTTGATACTTTTGATTCTGTAAAATCTAAGTCTGGTAATGTAATACCTATGTTATTAGATTTACTAAAAGAGTTGTCAGGTAAAGAATTAAAAAAACATTTTAATGAATTACTGAAAAAATCTGATAAAATAGAAAATAAAGTAAAAGATAGAATAGCTAAAGAAATATTAAAAAAATCTAATAATAACAACTTCCAACTATCAGAAATTAACAACCCTATTTTAAAAACCAATGTAAAAAACATTGATGTAGATGGTACATTAAAGGTTGATCCTAATACAGATTTAGGTAAATTTTATTATGGTAAAGCTGCAGAAACAATACCTAATTTACCTGGTGAACCTCCTTCAGTAAATGTTTCCGTGGAACCTGGTGGGGATTTTACTAAATTTCTATTCGATGTTAAACAAACGGGTTCTGGTAATTGGAAGAATATTTTAAATGCTGATTGGGGTAATAATGACCAACTATCTTTTGGTATTAATCCCGAATACTTATCAAACAATTCATTAGAAAAATTCCTAAAAGACTTTTTAGATAGTGTCAAGATTATAGACCTAAGTCAATTGTTTAGTACAATATTAGATGTTATATTTGGGGCAGTATCATCTTTGACTGATGCTGGTTCAGAATGGTTAGAAGATAAAATTAAATTAAAAAAAATAGTAGATGACGATGATTTTTTCAAGTTCAATAAAAAAGAGATGGAAGAAATAAGGTTTAAAACAAAAAGTATATCAAATGGTGATAATCTTGTAAACCTAGGTTGTGGTACCTCTGCGAATAATGTGGATATAGCAGACTTTGATGATGCGTTTAAGTTATTAACAGATAGTAAACCTTCTCTAAGAAAAGAAGGGCTTACCAAATCCACCAATGAAATAATAAAAAAATCTACAGCTGGAGCAAGTGAAGAGAATAAAAAAACAATAGAATCAAATATAATATCTGAAATTTTCGAAAACCTAACAGCCGTAATAACTAGTCAGACCATAAAACCATTCAACACCGTTATACAACAAATGGGTGAATCTTTATTTAATACACCCAACATAGACCCAAGTAGTAATGTGGGTGCTCCTGGTGTTGAGATAAATAATACTCTCGAAAAAAGTGGTGTCGAAGACTATGTTCAAAAATTTAGTAATTTAAATACTTGTATAGTTAAAGACATATATTCAATATTAGTTGAGTTTTTATTCGATATAGTAAAATCTGAAGTATTAAAATTAATACAGAAAAAAGTGGCTTTAATTGCGGCAGACCAATTACAAAACCATAAACAACATATCGATAAAGCTAGAGAATTACTAAAAACAATAACTAATCTATTATCCTTTATAAATAATTTAAAATAAAATGGCAGTACAAGTAAAAACAAATAGTAAATCTGGTTCTAACAGTGGTATTGATTTTAGTAAAGCTAAAGAGGTTATAAGAGCTTTATTAAACTTATTTAAGGTACCATCATTACCAGCACCCCCAGTATCTAAGAGAATAGCTTTATCAGCTGTTTTAAGACCTGGTTTATCAGCAACAAAAATAACGGGTGAAATAATTAAAAGACAAGCTGAAGCTGGAGCTATAATCGGACCAAATGATGACGGTTCTGAAAATATCTCTGAAAAAATGGAAAGAATTAGAGTAGAGGAAATAGTAAAAGCTATTGTTTCTGATGCTAGGATAACCATAATAAATTTACCAGGACAAAGGGTAACTGCTAGTGGGGTTACACCACCTGGTGGTGGACCAGTACAAGTACTCGGTACTTCCCTAACAACTAGTAATGGTTATGGTGTAATATCTTAATTTATGGATACTAAATTAAAAATAGAAAATTTATCTAACTCTGAACTAGAGTTACTGAGAAAACAAAAAAAAGATGAGTTTGAGTCCGTTAGGTTCAAAATAGTTAAAATGTATGACCATTGGAGTTCGATAGAGAAAGATTATTTAGATATTAACGAAGAGATAAATAAGAGGAGTGGTAAAAGATAGTGATGACATATAACGAAGGTAAAGTATTAAATGTTGAACAGTCATTTAACCTGATGGCTAATCTAATGAAAAAGACTAAGACCGTATATTATGGTAAAGTCGTTTCAATAGAAGATCGACTAAATGAAGGTAGAATAAAAATTAGTATTCCAGAGTTCGACAAAAATAGTGAGGTTTTCTGTAAAGACATACAACCTAAGAGTACACAGGGAAATGAGGTTAACCTTAAGAGAGTCCCACAAACTCCTACTGGTGGTATTGGTCCAGATAGTTCCTCTACTAACATTATAGACAACATATCACAAGTAAATAGTATCACAAAAAAGTCAAAAATAAGTAACCCTGAAGTAACTGATAATCCTTGTACAGAAATTCCTTATGCGGTACCATTAATACCAAAACAGTTTCAAGTGATGCCAAAAGAGGGAGAAATGTGTATGGTATTAATATTTGATGCTAATAAACCTCAAGATAACCGTACTTGGATAGGTCCCCTAATGTCTGATAAATCAAAAATAAATTTTGAAGACTCTGATTCTGGTGGTGATTTATTAAATTCAAATGTGATACCTAAAAATTCTAGAAATAAAACTGAAAATAGAACAGAATCTGGTGACGATTTAAGGAAGAAAGGGGGGTTTACTGGTGGATTTCCAGAAAAATTAGATATAGCTATAATGTCTAGAAATAATGCTGACATAGTTATGCCTACATTTAGTGAGTTGGGTGATAATTTAACTAAAAATGGTGAAGTTTTAATAAGAGCTGGTAAATTTAATTTTGTTAAATCGACCAAAAACGGTAAAAATCTATCATTAAACAGTACTAATCCTGGTTATTTAAGGTTGAAGGTTACCAATGGTAATACAACTCACACAACCTTATTTTCAGATTATATTGACTTGGTTTCTTACAAAAATAATGATAGTACCCTCGGTGTTCCAAGGGTTTTTAATGTCAACCCAATAGTAGAAACAGATGAAGAAATTAAAACTTTTCACGATTCTTTATCACCTTTGGTTAGGGGTGACTTATTAATTAGTTTCTTAGAATTACTAAGAAATTATGTGAAAAACCATAACCATCCTTACCATAAAAAATCGGCTACTAACGCAAATTCTAAAGAAGAAATAGAAAAGTTTGACTTAAAATCTATAATATCACCACACATTAGAATTAATTAAGATATTTATAGTAAAAGAAATAGATGAGTGTTTATAGAACATATTTTAATAAAGATACAGTAATAGTCAAAAACTCTTGTGCTAATACAGGTAGAAACCCAATAGCTGAGATATTTCACGGTGGTTCTTTGGATGGTAATAGATTAACCTATTCTAGATACCTTTTCAATATAGACCTAACTGATTTAATACAAAAAAAAGATAATAAAGAGTTGTTTACTAATAAAATGACTCATGAAATTAAAATTACTAACACTTCTTGTTTCGATAAAGAAACTTATTGTAAAACTGTGTCTAGTTCTTGTGGTCACGTTAAAAGAGCAACCTCATTTAACTTAATATTATTTGAAATACCTGAGTCGTGGGATGAGGGTAATGGTTATGATTATATTGAATCTAGTGTTGTTACTTGTGATGATGGTGACAAACCATATTGTGAGGGAGCTGCCAATTGGGAAGATAGGGAGTTTAATACCCCATGGTCTCAACTAGGTGTGTATACTATTCCTTCGGCTTGGTATTCTGGTTCTACATCTGGTTATACTGGAACTACAGTAAATCTTATTAAAGGAACACAACATTTTGATAGGGGTAGTGAAAATTTATGTATAGACGTATCCGATTACATCAATGGGTTAATTAGTAGTGGTGTAACAGAAGCTAATTTAGGTGTAGCTTTTGAATATATTGAAGAAAATGTGTTATCTGAAGATACATTTTATGTAGGATTCTTCACAAAAGACACTCAGACCGTATACGAACCGTTTATGGAGACTTTATACGATGATACTATAAAAGATGACAGAGACAACTTTATAATCAATAAGAGCAACAATTTATGTCTATATGTAAATGCTGGTGGTGAGAGAGTAAATGCTGACATCTCAGGTGTTACCATATATGACCATGAAGATGAAATTTATGAGGTGATATCACCATCTGGTATTACACAAGTCAGTACTGGTGTTTATTGTGTTTCAGTAAATGTACCAAAGACATCTAATTATTGTGGTAATATACAATTCTATGATACGTGGAGTGGTGTTACAATAGATGGCAATAATTTGGGTGATATAGAATTAGATTTTATTGTTAAAGAACAAGATTCTTATTATAACATAGGTTCTAACAATAGTGCTGGAGCTTCTGGACTAGGTGTGGGTGATTCCAACAACCTATCCATATTTGATTATGAATTCGCATTTAATGGAATTCAAAGAAGGGAAAAAATTAAGAGAGGTGATACTAGAAGAGTTAATGTGATTGCTAGAATACCCTTCACATACGACCAATCACAAGCTTTAGATGGTATATTTTACAGAATATACATTAAAGAGGGTGAAATAGAAATACCTTACGTTGAATGGAATGAAGTTAGTAGAACCCCAGACGGTAATTTCTTCTTTATAGATACATCTTGGTTAATCCCCAACGACTATTACATGGAATTTAAAATAACCTCTGGTAATGAGATAAGAACTTACCAAGACATTATACCATTTGAAATAGTTTCTGAAAAAGATTGGTGTTAAAAAAATAAAAAGGTCTGATTTCTCAGACCTTCCTAACTATCGATATAGTTTGTTCGCAATTTTATTTTTGTAGCCAATAGATTGTACCGTCAGTCCCAACCCCAAATTCATGTGGGTGTTGTTTCATGTAAGACTCAGCGTAAGACTTGAACAATCCATCAGCATCTTCGGATGAAGTACCGTACCCTAGTTTAACCTTACCAGTTTCTTTGTTTATCTCAATACCTAATTTAGCTAAGTCTCTAGTTTCTGTTTTAGTTACTTGGTCTTTTAAAGCTTTTTGATAATATTCAACCCTATCTTGTTTATCTTGTGCCGCTTGTTTATCCATCTGATATACTTTAATACCACCAGCTAATAGTGTGATAGCCACCAAACCCCTAGCTATCCAATCTTTGATACCTTCATCTAAATTCTGTATTTCTTCTTCTGTTAAGAAATGTTTTGTTTTTAAAACATGGTTTAATTCTAATCTTTGATTAGCTTCCTTAATAACCATTCTTTTATCCTGTCTTCTCATTTTGTCTTAATTTTGTTCTAATTTATTTGTTAATCTTCTTTTAGCCACATCATTATCTATTATTAAGTACTCATCAACTATATATGTACCTAAATTACCCAAAGTAAACCCATCTATTATTTGACCATCTTTAAGTTTTGATTTTAGACTATATAATGTATTACCAGATACTAAATTGGGGAATATTGAAATTAAAGTAGGCAATCTTTTTGTTATACGTTTTTTTAGTTGTGATATAATTTCGTATTTATATTTAGGTAAAACATTTAACGTTTCTTTATCCATTTGAGGTTGAACAAATAGGTCATTAAAGTCCGTTTGTTCTATTTCTTTTTCTGCTTGTTCAAACTTACTATTCGATTTTTTAAACCTATCAAATATACCCTCATTCGATACACCATGTATTTCTTCTTCTGTTAAGAAATGTTTTGTTTTTAAAACATGGTTTAATTCTAATCTTTGATTAGCTTCCTTAATAACCATTCTTTTATCCTGTCTTCTCATTTTTATTTACACAGTAAATTAGCTATCTTATGTTGGTAGGTGTTTAAGTTATCCAAATCATTACCCAATCGGTCATTATCCTTCTTCAACTGAATTAGTAATTTTTCTATTTTTGGGTCATCTTCTTTTGAGACGTGTGATTTATTAATCAAATCAATTAAGTCTTCGTAAGTATCAACACTAAAATCGTCACATATATTACGTTCAGCACTATTAGAGTTAGCTAAATCAGTTTGTTTATCTGATTCTTCTTTTAATATCTTACGTATTAAACTTCTCATCTTAATAATAATTACGACCTTCGTTTCTAGCCTTTTCTCTCATATAATTTTGGTACTGACGTTGTTTTTCTTTCCGTTTCTTAGCTTCAGCCACCTCCTTATCTTTATTCGCTATTTGATAATCATTGATTTTACTTTTCATTTTAGAAACCTTAGTAATAAATTTACCAAAATCTTCAGAGAACTTATCTATTTCACTGTGATAACCATCAGAACCAGATACTGCATTAGCAATACTATCTTTAAACTCCATCTTTAGATCTTCTAAAGCTCTTTCTAATTTATCCACGGCTGGATAAGCTGGATGTTTAGTTACTGTAGTTTTTTTAGTTTCCTTTTCTTCTTCTTTTATAACTTTCTTAACTAGGTACTCTAATTGAGACTCGTTTATTTTTATTACTTTTTTCATTACAAATTTGTTTTTTATATAAATATCTAAGTTTTTATAAAAATTTTTAATAAAATGTTTGTTACTTTGTAAAAAATAACTATATTTGTACTGTTAATAGTAAAAAAAGAAAAAAAAATGGCAAAAATTAAGGAGTTAAAAGAAAGAAACCCAAGTTATAACATTGATGTGATTAATGTCTTATCTGAAATGGACCCAACTAAAACAAATAAGTACTTACCTTTTATGATAAAGTGTACTTCTGATTGGGTTACTTGGATTAATAGTGAACTTAAAAATGAAACTTTTAAGGAGATGTTTGAAGTGATTAAAGATTTCGAAGATTTATCTGAAAGAAATCTTTTAGATAATAAAGATATCTACTCTTACGAATCCAATCAAGACATTATTGAAGCTGTTAAATTAGCTAAAGAAAAAATTACACGTTCTGAAGTTAAAAAGAAAGAAACCGAAGTATTATTTGAAGATGATAGATGGTTGGTTTTATTCCCATTAAGTGTTAGAAGTTCTAACTTATATGGTAAAGGAACGAAATGGTGTGTTTCTAGTGAAGACCATAACTATGGTAAATATTACAAACAATACACTGATAATGGTATTTTAATTTTTGTAATAGATAAAAAAGTCACTGACGCCGAATCTCGAACCAATGACTTCGCTAAAATAGCCTTTCATAATGACCTAAAGAAATCAGATGGGATTACCCTTTGGGATGTGAAAGATTCACAAATGGGAGTTAGTAACGCCATGAAAGTCTACTCCATGTTACCTAGTGAAGTTATGGATATTATTAACAAAAGGTTAGAGAGTGGTTTAACAAATAAAGAACAAGCTCAAAAAAGGGGTGTTAGGGAATAACCTAAGTTCTTTATTACTGAAAAAGGGAATCTAAATGATTCCCTTTTTTTTTATATTCAAGTTATTAATTACTAACTAAAAACTTCAAAAGAAATCGATGTGTTAGGGTCATTACTAGTAATTGTTATGATATGATCTAAATTTACTTTACAACTAAAATTAACAACCGCTGAAGTGAACATTGTTAAAAACACTACATAATCATCAGATGTATATGGTGAACCTGGACCAACATAACTAACATTATCTAAAGATAAATTAGCGAAACTCAACGGTTCGTAATCACCAAGTGGTCCAGTAACCAAACAACCTTCAGTTAATGGTGTGTTTAACCTTATAAAAGTATTGTCACTACAAGAGACTGAATTATCTGAGGCACCTAAATCTATTGCCGCCACTACAGACGGGTTACTATTACTAACTACAGCAAAAGGTACTAAATATAAATTAGTAGCTGGTTCGTTCAGAGTTATCTCACCCACCAAACGGTATTTCTTAACAAAAATAGGGGTACCACTCTCATCTATGGTACTATTATCACTAATTTCTTGTAAACTACAGTAAGCGGTTGAATTTGGGTAACCTGCTATACCAGACATATCAAACTCTAATAAATCATTATTAGATGTACTAGTAAATAAACCGAATTTGTTTGTATTACCTTTTATACTATCCGATGTACTATTCCTACCAGCTTTTTTTAAGTATTGATTAAGTAAAAACCAATACTGTTTTCTGGAAAATACGTTTTTTATTGTTAAGTTACCAGATAATCCTTTTTCTTTTAAAAAATTGACAAATAAACCAGCGTTACTGTTTTTATCACTAAGAGTAGAAAAGAAATTATCTAAAGTTTTATTACCCACAGATAGTAAATTTATACCTACTGCAGAATTTAATTGTTTTAATCTATTATATAAAGCCATTTTATCTTTTATTTAGTTTAGTTGATACATTATCTAGTTTAGCGGGTAAACCATCTTTTATCGCTTCTTTCCTTTCTTTTTTAGTAACTCTTTCCATCACTATATTGAGTGGTAATTCACCAGCTTTATTTGAAAGTATTTTAGGGTTAAATATTATTTCTCTTTCTTGAAATCCTTGTACCCCAACTAAAACTTTTGATTCTCCGAATTTTTGAATTTCATTTACAACATCAGAACTTAAGAATATTACACCCTCTCTAACAAATATTGGAGCTTCAAGTAACTCCCATTTTCCTTTTTGATCTTTTCTAACGTAAAATTCTACAATAGTTTGATAAACTCTATCATTACTTATTTTATTTTTATCTTGGTCGTAAATAAGTCCAAAAGTTGTCGGAGGTTTTTCTAATTCCACTATGAATAGTATTTCTTTTGGTGTTCTAACATTTTCCCATTCAGAATTTTCAGTAAATTCACCCGTAGTAAATGCTCTTGTAACCCACTCTACAGATTTAGGATCTTTTGCTTGATACTCCCACCCTTTTCTCTTTTCACTAAATACAAACCTCACATCTGTATTCCCAAGGGGAGTCTTTATAGTACTTGTAGGTATTTCTGTTTTTGGTAATACATCGAACATACCATATTTAAAGGTAATATCTCGACCCTCTGTATCCACAAATTTATATACCCCAACTAATGCGTATTCTGCCATTTTATGTATTTTTTTAATTTTATTATTATCTCTTTAAATAAATATCTAGTAATTTAGTTAAAATAAAAAAGGGGGACTAAATTAGCCCCCCTCAGTTATTATTTAAGATTTATACTATCTTAATTCTCTAACATCAAATGTACGAATACCATCAACGTTGATTGTTCCGTAGAAACGGTTATTAACCATTTTCTTAGCGTAACGAGTCATGATACCTTTAACAGGTACGAAGTTGAACGGGTTATACATTGTAGGTGTCAATTGTAATGGAACGTAAGGTGCGTAAATGTACCCAGTATCCAATAATGATTGACCTTTATGTCCAAGTAACACGGTGTTAGCTGGAGCGTATGGGTCTCTGTATACAGTATATCTACCTGATAAAGAACCTACTCTCTCAATACCCATGTTATAGTTATCTTGTTCCGGAGAAGCGTTAGATACGTGGAAGTACTCTAAGTCATCAAAAATAGCTGATACCTCAGAAGAAACCACGATAAAGTTAGCCCCACCTCTTAAAGTAGACTTATGGATTTGTGCTGAAATTTGGTTGATTGCCGTAATCAAAGTCTGGTTCCAATCTTTTTGAGTGTAAGCAGCTTGACCAGAAGGTAATCTCTTCCATCCGTCATAATCCCATCTTAGTGTCCAAGCCGCACCTGTTCTTAAGTCTCTTAAGATTTCACGGTCAATTTCCGCCGCAACTTGTTCTGATAATAATGCTGTCAATTCAGCTTCAGCATCAATGTTATGGAATGCTGATACATCTTGTGCTAACTCAGGAGTCCAAGTAGCTCTTAGTTTTCTTTCTGTTACAGAAACCGTTACAGATTCTAATTCGAAAGAAACTTCTCCCATTTGAGATTCAAGTTCTAAGTTTGCGTACTGTCTGAAAGTAACTGCGAAGTTAGTTCCACCTAAGTCAGTTGAAGCAACACCAGGAACGATAGAAGTTGTTCCAGAAGCAGCTCCGATGTAACCATCTAAAGTACCACCTTCACATGTTGCACATACTGGGTGAGTTAAATCAGCCTCTAAGTATATACATCCATCAGCGTCACAGATATCACCATAATCAACGATACCTCTTCCGTATTTTTGAGTAACAACTCTAACTGGTACTTGGTCACCAGAATTAAAGATAGTTTCACCATCTTTATCAACGATAGGACCATCAACAGTTACCATTAATGATGCTAAGAATTCTTCAGAATCCATTTCATTTCCGTTAGGACCAGTTAATCTACCAGCTCCAGCGTCATTGAAGTTACACATTTTAAGGATTTGAGTTCTAACCGAACCGTCACCAGCAAATGCAGAAACACCACCAGTAAATTCATTACCAGCTTGACCATCAGTACATGCTGTCCAAACAACTGGAGTAGCGTCAGTTACAACAACAGTAATTTTACCTTTTGATTGGTCAAACATTCCGTCATTGTAGAATCTATCATAAAGATTCTTAGCACATTCAGAATAAGTAGTCTCATCACAACCTGCTGATACACAAGTAGTAACTACTGGTTCACCATGTTTTGCTGTACCACCTGATGCTGGCCATCCGTTTTCGAAAATTCTGTCAGATGTTTTAGGTACGAAGTAGAACAATTTACCGATTGGTAAGTTCATAGCTTGTACAGATACGATATCGTTAGCTAATAATTTAGAAAATACTCTTCTAACGATTGGGAAAACTACAGTTTCGAAAGAACCAGAGTTCCCTGCGTCAGTAGTTTCGCTAATTAGAGAAGATGCAGTGTTTTCATATAACAAAGCAATGTTTTCTCTTGTGTGACCATTAAGTCCTTCTAAGAACCCTAAGTCATTCCATTTAGAGACAGTCGCTTCACGAACAGCTTTTTGGTGCTTAAGTCCGATGTTACCAACTTCTCCTGATTTTAATAAATATCCCATTTTTTTAGGTTTTTTAATTTTTTGTTATTAGTGCTTATATTGGTAATCCCAAAGTTTCTTCATTTTTTCTAACTCTGGATTAACATACACTTGTGATTCATTAATTTCTGTTGATGAACCACTTGTTTTAGTTTCATTTAATTTTTCCTCAACAGATTCTTTGATAGGTTCTTTTTTAGAAATCTCTTTTACTAAACCTTTATAGGTAGCTTTAGATTCCTTCAAAGTTTTAACGTCATCAAATCTCTTGATTATTTCTAATTTTTCTTCTTTTGTAGTTGTGTTCTCTGTGAACAATCTAACTGAATAAGTTAAATTACTATTGAAAACGGCTACTTCATTAAGTTTATCTCTAAATTGTTTTAAAGCGTCAACCATTTTGTTGTAGTCTTCTTTTAATGTTTCATTTTCACTAGTGATAGAACCTACTTTATTTTTAAGATCTTTGTTTTCGTTAATTAATTTTAAGAACTTTGGTTTTTTAGACTCACCCATTTTCATACGATTACTATTGATATCAGCAGATTTTCTATTAGGTTGCTTACTTGCCTTAGAAAGTGTTCTTGGGGATTTACCCTCTTCCATGTCATCCATGTAATCACCTCCAGACATTTCGTCTTCCATTTCATCCTCATCATCTTCATCATCTTCATCATCTAGTACCACTTGGTATTCGACTTCTTCTTCAGACTCATCTTCGTTATCAAGTTCCATAGGGTCCATATCTCCCATTTCTGGTTCCATGTCAACCATATCTGCTTCCATGTCCTCCATTTCACTTTCCTCACCACCAAGTTCTATTCTGTACTCAGCACCAGTTTCTGTGTCTTTAATCTCAACATTACCACCATCAGTTACAACCTCTATTTCATCATCGTCACTCATTTTCTTGAATACGTTGATTACTTCAGGCATTTCTGTTGTTGTTAAGTCAATACTCTCAACATCATCCATTTCGATTTCACCATCCATGGTTTCATCATCCATTTCTAGTTCACCCATTTCTAGGTCAACTTCTTCACCAGCACCGCTGGCATCCATTTCATCAGAGTCACCTAACTCTAGGTCTAATAACTCTAACTCTTTCTCTTCATCTTCATCCTCCGTTAAACCAATCGAACCTTCTAAAGATTCCTTTACCATTTCTTCAATTTCTGAACTCATTGTACGAGTCAGTATTTCTTTTGCGTTGGCTTCGAAAGCTTTCTCAATTTGAGCGCTTTCTAAAAGGGCTTCATCGATGATAGACTTTCTTTCTTTTGCCATTTTTTATTTTTTTTTTAAAAAAATTATTATTAAAAACAGCGCAACGAGTTGCGTGTTTCTCAATAAATATGTTAAAAGTGTGGAAAAGTTTTATTTTTTTATTTCTCTTGTTAAAAAAGAAGGATATTTATTTTCTGTATGAGAAGTCTAATTAAAAAAGTATTGAGTGAAGCTGGTGTATCAGACACTAAAAAACCAAAGTATTTGATAAGTAAATTAAAAAATAAGATTGTGGATGATTTGGGTAAGGTTTACCTAGATGTCACAGGTAACAAACTAGTACTACCACCAATAGATATTAAAATAGATGATACCATAAAAGATGGTAAGATAGCAGGATTTAACCATCCTAAAAATGGTGAGAATGGTAAAATGGGTATTAAATCTAAAGCTTTAGAGGATGTAGAATACTTAAAGTGGGTAATAACTCACGAACTTATACATGCCGCAGTTGGTGAAGACTTACCCAAATCAGAAGAACATGAGGGTTTATTTAAAAAATTAGCTGAAAAGATTAATTTACCTAAAGAATATTGGGATTAAAAAAAAGACCCATTTCTGAGTCTTTTAATAATTTAAAGATTTTTATTTGTTATGCTGGAACAGCAACTCTAATAACATCTTCGATTGGTGATTTAACTGCCGATACAATTTCATAATCTAAAACGGTACCTTCTAAATATTGGTGTGTTCTAGTTTCGGCTTCAGTACAACTCATTGAGTCTACTAAGTACTGTGTTTTGATTTTTTTTGTTTTTCCGTTTGATTCGTTAATAGTCTCAAACTCTACTTTTACTAAAAAGTAATTTGTAATTTGGTCATCCATTTTTTTAAACTTTTTTAAAATTAATAATTATTGGTTTAATAATATGGAAAATAAATTTAGTTGTGAATAGTTTTAATTGAAAAAAGTATTTCCTCCCGTTGCTCTAGAAAATCTACCTTTAAACATGTTATTACTTCTTATCAAAGTATCACCATATTTTTTAGCTTTAGGTAAAAATTCCATCACTAGTTTTTTGAGTTCTTCTTCGTATTCAGATTTTGTGTAAGTAGAAACCATATTAGATATTAACCTAATTCTTTTTACTAATGATTTAAGGTGTGTAATAAATTTTTTACCACCCTCAATAACATCATCCTCCGTAAAATCTTTTAAAACGTTTTCAGTGTCTTTAATCACCTCAGACGTAACCTTATCTAAATCACCAATAATAGAATTAGATAAAGAGAACTTACTATAACCTTTTTCACTATCTAATAGTGAGTTTGCTATATCCGTTAGTAAATCCATTAAGATTTGATAACTACTAGTTAATATACCCATGCTAGCTCCAGCATGTTGACCCATGACACTTAAATCATCATAACCACCAGCCTCCTTGAGGAGTTCTTCCTTTATTATTTTACGGATATCCATAAAATAATTACTTTTTCTCTTTAGAAGCGTCTCTAATACTACCAATAATACCAGCTATCTGACCTTTAGGTACACCCACCATTTCAGCAAACCTAACAATAGCTTCAGCTTTTGGTTTTGGAGCTGTTCTATCAGCTATCTTATTAAAAAATGTCATCACCGCACTAGTACTAGACATTTTATTAAAAAAATCTTTAACTAATTTACTCCCTTCTTCATCGTTATCACCCTCATCAGATGAGTTAGGATCCATTTCTTCTTCTCTAATAATTTTTTTGACTAATAACTCTAAGTCAGATTCGTTTAATTTTACAATTCTTTTTTTCATTTTCATTTTTTTTTTAATTTGCTTAAGCTGCTTGCTGCTTAAGCTGCTTGCTGCGCAACTTATATATTTAAATATTATATTAATATTAAAAGATCTAAATTAGATCTGATCTTTTTTTTTAATTACAATAAAAATTTATCTAAACTATCTAATAAGTCAGAGTCATCTTCTATTATTAATTTTGTTTTATCCCCTTTGGTAGACTCCATGAAAGGTTTTAAATCTTTTTCCGAGGTAGATATCCAAGAACCTGGTGTTGATGGAGAAGTAACTATATCCCAACAAATTAATTCAAAATCATCCTGTACAATATTCTTACCATTTTCATTCTTTAAAGAACCCACTCCTCTAGATGAGATACCAACGGTCCAACCCTTCCTAATCATATTTAATACTTTATCACCGACAGATGAAATAATACCTGATTTAAGGTAACCTGGTGTTGTATCTAACTCCATTTTACCCATAAGTGTTCTACCATTCCACCAAATCTCTGAAATCATATGTGAAACTCTGTCAGCATCAATAATTGAAGACTCTGGGTGGTTTAATTCTCCTAAAGAAGTACCCATATCTATAAACTCTTGGTACCTCTTAGATTCTCTTTTTAATATCTCTTCTGGGTATACTCTCCCATTCTTGTTCTCTACACCCCATTTTTGTAATACGGCATAAATTTCTATTTTATCTGGTAGTGTACCATCTTGACCTAAATTTATTCCTGATTTGAATTCATTGATTAGGTTATGGTTAGAACATACCCCATCTTGGCAAGTTAGTTCGGAAGATACGAATCCAGAATCGTATTCCACTAGATACCCATACCCCTCTTCTCCTGGTTTTAATATTTTCATATTTATACTTTTTCTATAAATATGCTGTAATGGTTTAAAGCAAAAAAAAAGAGACCTAAGTCTCTTTTTTACTAACCTTTAGTTTTAAAAAATTTGAAATCTTCATCCCTTTCAAAAAATCCAGTGATTAACTTTTCAGATATGTCACCAACCTCACTTATTAAATTTTTAGAGGTTAAAGGTAGTAATGGTTCTTTTTTAAATAATGTTAATTCTACTGACATATAACTACGTTTATCCTTTCTTATACCAGAAGACGCCATATTAAAATCTACTATACTCTTTTTTTTATAGAAAAAATCGTCTCTAACAATATCATATAATTTTTTTTTAATACCTTTAGCTTTTTGTTTCATTATTGGTTCGTAACCAGATTCTACATACTCAGTCGGTTTACCCCAAGCTGATATTTGAATATATATTGATTTTGGGTTCTTATTGTCTACAGTACCCGAAACCACATTATATCCAAAAGGTAGGTCTAATTTTATTTCTTTTCCTCTTCCCATTTTTCGTCATTTTATTGTAATTCATTGTTATTTTTTAATTAATTATAAACATTTTAAAGCACAAAAAAAAGCCCCCTAAATTTTAGGAGGCTTTTATTGTTTTAATTTCTTACTAAGTTTTGGGTTCTGACTTACTAGTTCCCACTACTTTAACCATATCTAAAAACTTACCACCAAATACATACCCACCAAATAATACCATGGCGTACTCTAATGCCTCTGTAATTAATTTAAATTTATCAACATCCAAATCACTACCCTTATGCATACCACCAACCAATAAAATACCTAGTGTTAAATAGTAAGCTAAAACTGACCAAAGTAGATAAACTCTACCCTGAGAGTATTTACCTCCCTCAGTTAACATGTCTTGAAATATTTTCATTACTTTTCTTATTAAAATCATAATTAAAAAAACATTAAAATTGTTATCACACCCGAAGATGATTCATTAATACACCACCCAAAGTGGAGGATTGTACTAAAACGTTGTTAACCACATCGTCATCTAATAAAGCTTTTTTCTTCGTATAGTCCAAACCTAAAACACCAATGAACCTATCATCAATAGTTTTAATAGCGAATAAATAAGTGGACTTACACCCATTATCCTCTGCTATGTACTTTAACCCATACGTCAATATATCATCATCTTTAAGGTTAGGTATCTCAATGATATCAGCGAACACTAAACGGTTCATAGATTTAGAGAACAAATTTACTGGTATGTTTTGAAAACTATGTTGTATTGAAGACACCCCTGTGTCAACAGTTTCATACATTACAGAAAATTTCGCTATTGATTTACCTGTCGGATAGAAGTGGCCTCCATTATGAAATTGGGTAACCCATACTCTATCGGCTTTAACACCTTCTCTTATTTCTTCGATTTTATGTTGAACTAGTTCACTAACCTTTAAGGCCTCAGTGACCATATCTGGTTTGTTCTTTTTCTCTAATCTACTCTTTAATATTAATAATACTACTGGACCCATTACACCAGTAATAAACGCGATTATTACACTAAATATATTTTCCATTTTTAATTCTGTTGTTTAAATAAATATTATTCATCTTCTAGATTATTTTTTAAATCGTACAACTTTAATATATTTTTATTTAAACTCTCAGTATCTTCTAACATGGAGTAAATTAAATCTTTGGTTTCAAGTAACTTTTCTTTTATATTAATGTTGTCTTTATGAGAATTGATTTTAGTATTTACAATACTTATAGTCTCTTTAACTAAAGTACTTATTACTTTTTCACCTTCTTCTATGTTATTCTCACGTAAAACTTTTAAAATACTCTTCTCTTGTTCTGTTAGGTCAGAATACTTCTCATTAAACTTATTAGTAACTATTTCCAAAAACTTTTGGGTGTCTACACCTTCTTTTATATATTCCCCACTGTCATCCACTATAGTAGGTTTTTTTTCAGACATCAACCATTCGATCAACTTAGACTTACTTTCTTCTATTTTATTTAAGGTAGATGCCTTTAAATCTGTTGATAAAACTATTTCTAAATTACTATGTAAATCTTTTTTACTTAAACTATCTAAAGCAATACCATGTTCATTTAAAATAGAAACTAATTTTTTATTTTCAGAAACTAAAGATTTATCATTTGTAAATTTATTAAACAATGATATAGATTCTTTTAGATAATCATTTGCTCTAATTTCACTCTTTATCGTATTATTTTCTATATTCTTATAAACAATAAAAGCTGTTCTCAAAGTCTCACTTTCCTTTAAAGTTTTTATGAATTTTTTAAATAATACTTTCCCCTCTTCATTTTTGTTGGAGTAAGATTCTATTAACTTGTCAGTAAATATATCTTTTAACGTACCAAAGTCCATATTAATTGTTTATTATATAAATATACGGAATTATGTTAATATATCACTTTCATCGAAATTTTCTTCCTTCAATAACCTATCAATACCATCAGTCATCATGATAATATCCTCATTTTTCTTTTTACCCTCCAATAGAAGATTGTCAATAACACCTTCATCACCTCTAAAACCTTCACCGAAACCTTCAGTATCACCTCCAGTATCACCTCCGAATCCACCTCCAGTATCATCTCCGAATCCACCTCCAGTATCATCTCCGAATCCACCTCCAGTATCACCTCCGAATCCACCTCCAGTGTCCCCACCTTCAGTGTCTACAGTGTCTTCACCACCCATTTTTTGAGTCATAATATCACCATACAATTTATCTACTTTATCGAAATAACCAGTCTTAGTTATGACTTCGGGTGTTTTTTCTAATTCAGCTGCTGCAGCTTTCTCTAGTCTCTGTTGTTCCAAATCTAACTTTATTTCATCTTCAGACCAATTGAATATGTTCTTTTTAGCCCACGTATGTGAGGTTGGTGCTATACCATCAGTAGCGGCAACTAAATCTTTGTATAATAATACTTTCTCTTTCCACTGTTCTACCTTTAACATTTCACCTTGTGTCGATGGGTTGTTTAATGATAATTTAAAGTTACTAAGTTCTTCATGGAAACCTAACATATATAGGTGTACTATAGCTATTTTATTTAATTCTTGTATCATAGCTTGTTGTATCCTATTGATAGTTCTCGCAAATCTAATGTCCATTAAAGCTAAATTTTTACCCTCACCAATAGGTTCCTCAAATCCTAAAAACGTTTTAGGTACTCTAAGTGCTGTTACCATCTTTCTTTGTATAAATTGTATATCAGCTATTTGGTCTAGATTAGTTGCTCCAGGTAGGGTCTCTATAGGACTCTGTGCGTTAGGGTCTCTAACGGGTACAAAATAATCTTGGTCTACGGCTAAAGTATTGTACCTAACGTCTAGTTGACCTGTTTTATTATCTGCTGTCTGAGTTCTTTTAAATTTATTAGCAACCTTCTGAACATAAGATTCCACATCCTCATCGTCTATGTTACCTACATATACTTTAAACACTCTTCTTTCTGGTGCTCTAGTTACACGATACACTAACATAGCGTCCTCCGCTAATAATAATTGCCTCCAAGTTCTCCTAACCTTATCTAAAACAGATGTACCATATGGTAATTTTCTGTCATCACCTAATAATCTAAAATGAGCTACTTCCCACGCGTTGAAACTTATGTTCTTTGATTTCCATTCGAACTTAACTTCTTTTTTGGAATCATCATTTGTGGTAGAGTTTGTTTCATTATAATCAAAATTATTAGAATCACTCCTACTTATTTCAATATTTGTTAATTGTGTGGCTCCAATTACACCATATTTATAGTTTAATTTTAAATGTACAAAATTGTCACCGTATTTACATGTATTTCTTGTCCACATTGGTAGATTGGAATGAATATCTAAAACATTAAAAAATAAGTCTTCTAAAACTTTTTTAATCCTAGAAGAATCTGAATATATAGACATTATCTGACCTTGTTCATTTAAGGTACAACTTTCTTCAGCCATTGTTTCAAGAGAAACGGCTATTTCTGGTGTAAACTCCATAGCCTCATAGTCCATGTAAGAAGCCAACCTAGTAGTTTCATAGTATGTAGCTTTTTGATACATGTCATTCTCAATTTTTTGCCATTGAGAATCTAAATAACTTTGTTGTTGTAGTTGTAATTTAGTCTTTTCGAATTCCTCCCTAGACTTACTAACAATTAGGTCTTTATCTGTTAAATTATACTTTGGGTTAAGGTTAGTATCACTTCTCATGGTACCCCCACCTTGACCAAAAACTGTGAACAACTTTTGATATATAGTTAGGTTATCTTTTTTATCTGCCATTATAATGGTATTTTAAACATTTTATTTATTACATATAAATATGCTAACCAAATATAAACACATCCCTAATTAATGTGAATAGTACGGTTAACTTACATAATCACAATCTACATACGCAAAATTATTTCCGTTGGTCGTATCCACTTCAAATACGTAACCAACAATATTATCATAAGGACCATAACAATCACGAAACTCTGATTTTTTAGTGCTATTATTACCATTAGTCGCATTCTCTCTTGCTGGTACCTTCCATGTATATCTTAAAGTACCCGCACCAGGTCTATTATTTGCTCTACCCTTAAATGGGTTATTTGAAGAATATTGTTTACTCATTTCCTATTTTTTTTAAATCCAGCCATACCACTAAATAACCACATATGTTCTTGTGTTTGTGTTAGTGTTTGTTTATTTTTTTTCAAACTTTCGTTGTCAGTGTAAAAACCAGTATTTATAACCTCACTCAAGACATCATCATCTTCAGCATTACCTACATGAACAGACCAACTACTAACCATAGCTTTAGCCTGACCCTTAGATTTTTCTAGGTCTTTAAAAGAAGTTGCTGCAACAAAACAACACATAGCTATCGACATCAATAAATCATCATGATAACCTTTCATATGGTCAGCTCTACCCCCAATGAAGACAAAAGTCTCTATTTCCATTAAAGCTCTTTTAGAACGAATTTTAAATGAGTCCATTCTAATAGCCTCTTCTAATTTGGATACTATTGTATTTCTATTTTTTTGAAAGTTTAAACCAGGTAATTTCCCTCTATCCATGTGTTTTTGTAATGCCTTGTTGTTTTCAACAGAGTCTATACCAACAGTAATATCATAGTAAAGATTCTTTTTTGGATAACCTAGTTCTATTAATTTTAAAACAACAGAAGCTCCCCAACCACCAGTAATATCAACTACGATAAATGCGTTATAAGATTCACCGTAGTATTTACATATTTCACCTAGTACATCTGGAGCGACTTTACCGTGATACTCAGCAACTTGATTACCAGTAGTGAAATCCCAAATAACGAGACCAGCAAAATCATCTGAAGAACCAGAAGAAGGGTCAGCAGCCAATATATATTGATGACCTTCTATAGGGTCCTCCCAAATCCACATATTACCATCTACCCACTCTTTTCTAATAGGTTCCTTAACATTATCCCTCTCTTGTCTGTTTTTGTATTTATCATCAATAACATTATCACCAGAACCAACAAAGGAACATAATAATTCTTGTGCTATAGATCTTGTATTATGATTTAATTGAGCACACATATCATCAAACCACTTAGACCTAGGTGTGTAACCATTTTTAATCATTTCATCCCACCTACTCTCAGGTACCTTAGAATCTTCCCCAAAACCACTTTTAGGGTCTACTATTTCTTCAACGACATCACCACTTTTCTCGTCACGTAAAATCCAAGACATACCCGAACCATCGTTTTTACCGTTATAACGTGGGTCTTCATACCATTTCATCGAAACAATATTAAAATTATTTTTACCTCTTTCAGCTGTTGTATAGGCTTTATGATAAAGTGGATCATGACCATTTGGTGTTGAGATTAGTATTGACCTACCACCTGTCGATAAGGATGGTTGTGCTGCCGTATAAAACTCTTCCCCTTTGTTACCCTCAATAAAGGCTGCTTCATCAACAACAATACAAGAAGGTGTATACCCCCTAAGAGCATCTTTTGAGGAAGCCACCGCTTTCACCTCAGAACCATTCCATAATTTATAGTGTGAACTAGAATTTTTCTCTGGGTCAAACCAAGTCTCAGAACCAGCAGGTCTATATACATCCATCCAACTAGGTAGTTGAGTAGTGAAATCCCTAATTTTTTTTAAAAACTCTTTAGCGGTTTCTTGTTTATTAGCTGCAACCAATATCTTTTGCGTACTTTTGTTAGAAGCCAAAGCTGTTAATATAGCTAAATAGGCAGCTGTCGTTGTGGATATACCAGCCTGTCTAGGTTTCATCACTATATTGTGGTCGTTAATACGATAAGCATCTACTAACTCTTTTTGTCTTGGAAACAACTTGAAAGGTACAAAACCACCTTGAGTCCTATCCTCAGTTTCTAAGTAAGATTCTATTGCGTATATAGGGTCTTTAATAGATTTACCGATCTCATATAACATCTGTGTTTTAGTTAAACTCATAACTATAAATATCTATCAAACCCAAATGGCCAGTTATTCATAATCATCTCATGATAACTATTATTGGGATTGTAAGGTTCTTTGTTGATAAAATATGTAGTTCTACCCTCGATCGATTTGACCTCAAAAAGTACTATATCATCATCTACCGATAAAACATATTTTTTTTCTACTGATTGTGATAATATGTATACAGATTTTTCCATACATATAAATATTCTATTAGAAATTAAAAACCCACCATAGTAGCGAACTTTAGTGGGTTTTGTAGTCCGTAGACTATAACAGTCCTAATCTGTTATTTCTTATTTAGTAGTGACCCTAATTGTCTCACTAAATCCATATCACCAGAATCTAGGGCTAAATCTATTTCACGTTCTAATTCTCTTTTAGACATTGATTCATAGTTAGTCTCATCAGATTCATCATTAGCCAAGACATCATCCATATCAATCTTAGGTGTATCATCTTCTGGTGGTGTTAGAGTATCACCATCTTCTTCACCATCTTCTTCCTCATAACCACCAAGGACCTCATCTGAAGATTCTTGTCTTAACTCTTCCAAAGCTTCGTCAGCTAATCTCCTAACTTTATTCTGTGCATCCCCACTTCCAGATATCAAACCTTCTATGGTTGAGTTAAACTCATCATCTCCCAAACCTTGTAACATATTCCAAGTTAACGAAAGAACCTCTTGGTTATCCACTGGTATTTGTTGTACAAACTTCTCCCATATTTTAGCACCTAACCTAATATCATTAGTTTCTGATTCTAAATTATCTGTTTTATCTAAGACATACTTTCTTTCTTCTGAATTTTCTGGTAAACCCCATAAAGACATTAATTCTAGTACACCTTTACTTAATTCATGTAATAGAAATGGGAATACCATTCCTTGTGCTATTATTTTAGGTTTCTGTGGGTTAGATAAATCTAATTTAACGTTACCAGCGTGAATACCACTCTCGCCTTCAGATTTTATAGATTGATTATCCAATAAAAAGTAGTTTGCGTCATTGGCCGCCATAACATTAGAGTAGTGTTGACCCAGCTGTGGGTTTTCTTGTCTAAGAACGTCATCCATGTGATGTAGATTTTGTGATTTTCTAGCCGCTCCATGAATCATTGCGTTAGTTAATCTACGTCTCTTCACTTTTGGTTTTAATTCGTCAGAAGTTTTATCTTGTGGTGGGGGCGTATTACCCTTTTCCATTTTTAAGTTTTGTCTATTAATCGTACCAATCTTAACACCCACTTGATTAGACATCTGTTCTATTTGTTCTGGGGATGCGTCAGAACCAATCAACATTTGTGGTGGTAAACCAACTATTTTAGCATCAAACTCAACAGCATCAATGGGAATATTAAATTCCTTTCTAATCATATCAACAGCTTTTCTTTCTAAATTTTCAATACCTAAACGATACTCTTCTTTAGCAGACTCAACTAATGAACCCATCAATAATCTTTGAACGTCCATTAAACTAACGTTTGTTCTACCAGTTTTTCTCCTTATAGAGTCAGCAATATCACCAAAAGACTCTTGTGCTAATTGGTTTGTCATTTCTCTACTTAAAATATCTCTATAGTCGTTATCACCACTTTCGAAACTATTTCTCACACTATCTTCCATATTTGCTTCAGTAATTATTTGATTTCTTAAATCAGATTTTTTAATAATACGTTTACCTTCAGCAATAATACTCATAATTTCTGACTCAGACAAATTTATCTCTGTTTTTTTGATAGATTCTGAAGTTTCCCCCTTATCTATTGTGGCGGTTTGGTTATCTTTTGATACCCTCAGTTTATTAGAATCTTTTGGTTCCATTTTTTCTATTTTTTCTTTATACTTATTAAAGTCTTCTGGATTATTAAATTCACCCTTATCATTAACACCTATATCATATTTGTCGGCGGGTACCTCTCTAGTAACATCCTCCACTTCCGACAATTCCTCATCATTTAAAAGGTAAGGTTGTTTTTCGTTTTCCTCACTCTCATCTAACTCATTAAATTGGTTAGGTTTTAAATTTAAGACTTCAATAGACTCATTACAGACATATTTTGTAACTTTTACGTTGTATAATTCATTAAATTTTTTCACTTGTTTTAAACCTATTTTTTGATACATCTCTTCGGTAGTATATACTCTACGATGTTCTAAATGTTTTGTTTGGGAATCTCTCGCCTCAAGGATATGGAAAATTTTATTACTCATGTCTTATTTTTTTATTAAAAATCGTTTGTTATTTTATTTTCTTTATATTTTAACACTAAGTCATACTCATAAAGTTGTTCATCTACAGAGTCTTTAGTATCCCCAAAATTAAATACTCTACGTTTCTTAGGTATTTCTTCATACTCTTCCTCTAATTGTTCCCAACCCAAGGCAATAATACCCTCAACCGCATTATAAATATCACGAACACCATCTTCTTGAACTAATTCCATGTTGAATAAATTTGTTTTAAGTGTACCAACAGTTTTAATAATGTTTTCATCGGGTGATAACTCTCTAGTCTCAGTCATAACAGAAGACTCATACCAAGCATCATCCCACTCCCAATCTATTGAATCTGAAAAGAGGAACTCAAAAATGTGTTCCCCTTTAAATGTTGTCCCTATTCTGTTAATATAAATTAAATACATTATTCAAACTCTACTTCATCTTCAGCTTTTGGACCTGGTTCCTCACCTGGTGTAATTGATGGTGGTGGTGTAAATGGTCTTCTTGAAGGTCTCTCACTTGGAGACTTTCTTTCTGGTTTACCAGGTTTTGTATCTGGTTGACTTGGTCTTTTATCTGGAGTTCTTTGTGGTGCTGGACTCATTTCTATATCTTCTACCATATCTATCTCTAATTCTTGTTTTTCTTTTTTAGTTAAATCTTCTCCAAAAATTTCGATAAAATCTTCGACACTGTCAACAGGTTCACCTGAAAAGTTATTACCTTTCATTTCACCAACTTCAATATCACCTACAGAGTTAATTCTAGAAACAAGAACTTTTTTACCATCACCATTAATGATATCTAAATAAATTACACTTTCTTCTGGGTCTTCAGATGTTGCCTTTTTTCTTAATTCAACACCCATCCCATATCTTTTAACAACAGTCTCAACGTCCTTATAAGCTTTTTCTTGTTCGTAAGTTTCCATTTGGTCGTTTAAGTGGTCTTCAGTCATATAATCACCTTCTTCCATAAACTCAGTGTCATAAGGTAATTTATGTTTTGACCATTTTTCAACAGGGTCCAAGTCATAACCTGGTGCTGATTGTTTGTGGTAATGTTTTGATATATCTTTTTCAGCTTGTTTATAAGCCGTTTTATATGGTGACCTACTATACTTTTTAGCCACACTAATTTTAGGACCGTAAAGGGCTTCCATTTCTTCTGGACCCATTTCGTCTTCCTCAATATCCAATAATAATTTATCTTCAACATTCTTATCTTCAGGTTTAGCAACTTTATCATCTTCGTCACCACCTAATTCAGTATCTTCTTCTTTATCTTCTGATTCATAAGCTCTGGTTAACCCACCGTTGTATCTATTGGCTCCACTAACATCTATATTAGTATCCTCATCCATGTAAGAATCATAATCATCATACTCACTATCTGATTCAGTTGGTTCCCAATTATATTGACTCATACCATCAAATTCGTCATCCATGTAGTTGTCATAACTTTCTTCCATTTCCATTTCTTCAGATGGAACTTCTTCTTCTTCAGAATTATCACCGTTGTCTTCGGAACTTTTAACAGTTTTAATAATATCTTTTTTATCTTCAGAATCCATAGTATCTAAATCTAAAGCTGATAATACGGATTTAGCAACCCATTTCTGCATATCAGAAGAAATATCCTCAATATCTCTAAGTTGTTGACCTAATTTACCAGTGGTACTTTGTATGTCTTTTATTTCATCTTCGGTATCATCAAAAGATTCTTCTTCAGACTCACCACCTTCTTCAGACTCAAAGTCAAAAGATTCTTCTCCAGACTCATCACCTTCTTCAGTTTCAAAGTCAAAAGATTCTTCCTCAGTTTCTTCACCTTCTTCAGATTCAAAGTCAAAAGATTCTTCCTCAGTTTCTTCACCTTCTTCAGATTCAAAGTCAAAAGATTCTTCACCACCTTCTTTCTCTTCCTCATCACCAAAACTGAAGTCATCTTCTACAGAAGACTCAACTTCTTTAGGTTCTTCTTTTTTAGATTTTTTTTTGTTTAGTTTTAAGACATATTTTTTTTCATTTAAAGAATCAGATTCTAAAATGTTAACGTTACTAACATCAAAATGATTATTAATTTCTTCAAACATTAAATTTAAATGTTTTGCTGCTTCACTAAAAGATTTAAAATTGTTTTTACCTTTATTAGCAACACCACCCACATAATCAAAATCAGACTCTTTTAGTTTTTCTGTAGTCTTACTTTCTTTTATATAATATTTTTTATTCTCTCTACTAATAGCGTATGTATTACCATTAATACATTCTTTAACCAAGTCAAAAGATGATAAATCATTACCCTCTTTTGTTGAACTGATATTAGATAAAACTAACATCTTATCTAAAGTACTTTTTCTCATTTTCATATGTTTTTAATATTAACCTTTTATATTGTTAAAACCACCTGTTGTAACACCACCTTGTCCTGGAGGTCCTTGTCTAAAAGCCTCAGGTTTTTTGTTACCTAATAAAGATATGTTTGAACTACCAGAAATATCTGAACTAGAACTAACTGTCAACTCTAATATGATAGGTGAACCTGTTGGTGTTGGTAAGGCACTACCTTTATATACCAATGTTCCTCCATCTTGGACATATACTTGGTAATACGTGTAAGCTGAATAAATAGCCTCAGCTGGTGTGTGTAATATAGAATAACTAGTTCCCATAATTTTGTCTTTTTATATAAATATGTTTATTATTGTTTAAATTTATGTGTTAGGTTCGAATTTATTAAGTTCTTCATTGTATACGTAAGAATCGGAAGGCATAACACCCGACTTTAAATGATAATAACACTCACCCAAAAGGTTTGAGACAGCTGAACCACTAAAATTATTAGGTGGGTATAAAATGTGGAATTCAGCAACTATTTCATAATCATCCCCAACCCAAGCACTATTACTATTTTTTTTCTCTGTTTCAAAAAAATCTTGTCTTAAAATAGTGGGGGTACCACTACCATCCTGATCATTAAACACCACAAAATCAACTCTTTCCCATGAATCAGTTTCTTTAACACCCTCTACCCAATCAAAATCTTTTGTTTCGTCAAGAAAAGAAGATGGTAATAAATGTTTTTTAAATTTATCGACTTTAGATAACATTAAATATAAGATACCACCTGGTAATATAGAAGCTACAGTAAACCCAGCCAATTTAAGAATATCTTTAAGTTGTTCGGTTACCTTATCTTTCTCTTCTTTAGATAGGTTTTGACCACTTTTTATTGAGTTTACTAAAATTTTATAAGCTTCTTTAGTTTCACCACCTTCTTGTTTTACTTTAGAAAGAAACTTATTGAATTTTTTTTTTAATTCACCCTTACTCATATTTTTTTTACTAAATAATTCTAGTAATTTACCCTTTTTTATCCTGTGTTCAACATTATATGTTAAAAAATTGGTTACATGATGATTCAACTTATTAGAAACCAACTTTGGGTATTCAGAGTTTAACCAATTGATTAAATCCTCCTCATAATTGAACTTTGGTAATTCTACATATTCTAAAGTATCGTAGTCTCCCATATCTCCCGAATAATCAATAGGTAATTCATTGGAAACACCCTCCCAATAAGGTGTTGCGTAAAAAACATACTCAGGTATGGTAGGTGATTCCCAAAGAACCGATCCACTATGACCATCTATTGAATACTGCCAATCACCATATTTTAATTTGCTTGTTATAGTATTGAAGTAATCCATAACAATGTTAAAATGACCCTGATACGCAGTACAACATTCTTTTTTTATAGGGGTTTTAGGTGTGACATCCCTTATCCAATCCAAAGAATCATCTAACATTGACTCTATCAAGGTATTTAATTTAGTCGATTCTAGTGTTACTGAATTATCATAGGCCACAGTTTTAATATCATACAACCTATCTAACATACCATTACGCCTTAAAACTTTAAAAACAATATTTTCAACAGAAAACTCACCACCAGTCTCTAGACCAGACTGACGCATTTTTTTGATTTTTTCAGTTAATTTATCTACACGTTTAATTGTGACCTCATTATCTACCTCATCCATTTCATCATAAATCTCTTCCACCCTATCCATTAGACGGTTAGATTTTTCTTTCACAGATTTGTCATTAAATGATATTTTTTGTTTTTTGGGTTTAGTCACCCACTCATCTTTTAATATGGAATAAACACCAGTAGAGTGGTGTGGTTCGTTTATATCTTGTACATACAATTCCACATCATAACCATAAATGGTAACGTCATGTTCTTTATTCCAATTAGAACTTTTAGATTTAAGAAAGTCCTGTACCAACTCCTCATCTACTGGAATATCATCATAATCCACCACAATATGTAAATCAACATCAGAGTACTTAGACCAATTATAATTAGCCAAAGAACCAGTCATGGTTACGTCCTCAATATCAACTTTAGGTAATTCCAAAGACTCAAAATAATCGTCAGCAATCTTTAACAAAGTTTTTCTAACGTCAGATTTCATTTTTTGATCTTCATCCCATATTTTAGGATTAAGTTCATCCTGCACTTTAAAACCAGATAAATCTATAGATCTATCAGATTTTTCAATTTCTTTCTCATTTACCTCCATATTCATAAATATCACAATATTTATTAAATGTAATGAGAAATACTATTAAGAAAATATTAAAAGAAAATGATTTTGATTGGACTAAAGATGTTGAACCTATTAGTGTAGAACAAATAGAGGATAAAATTGATGTTATAACTGACTATGGGGCCAGCAATTGGTTTTTAAATCATATCGCCAAAAAAGTACATGGATTAGGTTTATTAAATAAAGAACTGAATCTATTGACCGATATAATAAAACAAGTGGCAGAAACCTCACAAGAAGACGGTAAACAATTGGGTTGGGGAGAAGGTAATAGAGAGGGTTACAATGAAGGTTTTACAGAAGGAGAGAAAGATTGTGAAGATGACATCAATCATCTTCTACAAAACGCTCAGGATGAAGGTTACGATGAAGGTTACACTGATGGACTTAAACAAGGAGAAGAAGAAGGTAAAGACCAAGCCGAAAAAGAATTTAATGAAATAAAGGAAATTGTATATAATAAAGGTTTCGAAGAAGGTAGGATGTATGAGGCTGGTTTAGATTCCGAAGAATATGAAAAAAGACAAAGTGGATTAGACTTTGAATACGAAAATTAATTAAAAATGAAAAAAATTATAAGATTAACTGAGTCACAAATGGCTAAATTAACTGAAGTTAGAATAAATGAGGTAACCGCGGCCGAAGTGGCTAAAGTATTAGAAACTATACCTTGTACGGGTCAGAGTGTTAAAAGTTTAATATCTAAAAAATTGTTAGAATATGGGTTCAAGGATGTTACTGTCAAATTCCTAAATTATGGTGAAAGTAATAAATTATTAAATTACATAGTTCACACAGAAGGACCTATTTTTATGGTAGAGACCGTTAGTAATTCCAAAGTATCACCACCTTGTATGGAGGTTCTTAGTGTTATACCATACCTAAGAACTTAATTAATCTTTATGATTAATAATCTCTTCTTTTAGAATTAGTAAATCCTCTTCACTTAAAGAGATTAACTTATTATAACCATATTTACTCATCGTCTTATTAAAAACTGAACCTTGGCTTTCAGATACCTCGAATCTAACGTAATCCCTATTCATAATATTTTTATACACGTACCTAGTTCCAGACTTAAAGGTTAACTTTAAAGTATTCTTAGATTTATCATACTCAGAATGTAATATATTACTAGAATCTATTAAACACTCAACAATACCGTCTTTTTCTGTTTTTTTTATTACTGCCATATCTTGTAGGATTCAACACTTTTTAAATTAAACACTTTCCCAATTACATTATCCTCATTTTTTGTCTCTATAACCATACTATTACCGTTAATAGTCATAAAAGAGTTTTTAAAGTCGACAGTATAAGTACCACTATCAAAACCGTCTTCATCGTTTGGATCGTTTTTAATAACTAGTGTTATATTAAAAAGTTCTTTATATTGATTATTTATCATTTATTTATTATTGAAGTTTTATTATTTTTAAACACAACAAATATAGTTATAATAAATAATAAATCAAACAGCTTGTTAATTTTAAATATTTAACCTATTATTGTAGTAATGAAAAATATGAATAAAGAAATAAAATCCATAATTAAGAGGTCTTATACTGAATCACTTAATTCTGGGTCTAACATGATAGAACCAGTACACATATTAATTTCTATAATTAGTGATGAGGATAATATCGTAATAGAAACCATTGAGTCAATGGGGTTTGAAACAGAAGATTTAATATCTAGATTAGAAGGATATCAAAGATTAAAAGTAAAAAACCCTAGTTTAAAGAAAAAATTACTATATTTGAGCAGTGAATCTAATTTAATAATAAACAGTTGTGAATTAGAATCAGATAAATTAGGTGATTCCTATGTGGGTGTTGAACACTTAATGTTATCTATATTGAGAATAAAAGAACTTGGGTGTACACAAGTTTTAACAAATAGGAATATAACTTATAAAACATTTAAAGAAAAATTAACACAAATAAAAAAAGAAGTAAATATGAGTGGAATAGCTGATGATTTTAATGATGGTAAAAGTAGTTACTATAAAAAACCAAAAGGGGAAAAAACAGACACACCTATTTTAGATAACTTTGGTAGAGATATAACAAAGTTAGCCGAACAAGGTAAGATCGACCCAATAATAGGACGAAATGATGAAATAGAGAGGGTTACACAGGTCTTATCAAGAAGAAAAAAGAATAACCCTCTTCTAATAGGTGAACCTGGAGTGGGTAAAACCGCCATAGTAGAAGGTTTAGCCTTGAAAATAATTGAGAAGAAATGTCCAAGGGTACTTTTTGATAAAAGGGTGGTCTCACTAGACCTAGCATTATTAGTGGCTGGAACCAAATATAGGGGTCAATTCGAAGAAAGACTTAAGGGTATTATGGATGAATTAGAGAAAACTTTTGATGTTATATTATTCATTGATGAAATACACACAATGGTTGGTGCTGGTAATTCGTCTGGTTCTTTAGACGCTTCTAATATATTAAAACCAGCTTTAGCTAGAGGTGAAATACAATGTATAGGTGCTACAACACTGGATGAGTTTAGAGAGAACTTTGAAAAAGATGGGGCTCTAACTAGAAGGTTTCAAACGGTATTGATAGACCCACCATCAAACGAAGATACTTTAACTATTTTAGATAATATAAAAGACCGTTACGAAGATCACCATAAAGTTTCGTACACAGAAGAATCAATAAAAGCTTGTGTTAAATTAGCTGGTAGATATATTACGGATAGAGAACAACCCGATAAATCTATAGATATTCTAGATGAGGTTGGGGCTAGAAGTCAAACTAAAATAGAGGCACCTAAAGAAATAATTACTTTAGAAGAAAACATCTTGAAAATAGATGAGAAAAAGAAAACAGTTATAAAAGCTCAAAAGTATGAAGATGCTGCTAATCTGAGAGATGAGGAGAGAAAGTTAAAACAAGAGTTAGAGAATAAAACAACTGAGTGGTTAGAGTCCATCAACACTGAAAGAAGGGTAATAACATCAGAAAATGTCGCTGAAGTGGTGTCAAAAATAACTGGTATACCCGTTAACAAAATAAACCAATCAGACTTACAAAAACTAAAGAGTATGTCTAAGGATTTGAAAGGTTTAGTTATCGGTCAAGATGATGCTGTTGAACAAGTAACCAGAGCTATTAGAAGAAATAGAATGGGTATAAAATCAGAGGATAAACCTATCGGTTCTTTTATGTTCCTAGGCCCTACTGGTGTTGGTAAAACTCACTTAGCTAAAACTTTAGCGAAAAACATATTTGGTTCAGAAGATTCTATAATTAGGGTTGATATGTCTGAGTATATGGAAAAACATAGTACCTCTAAGTTAATTGGAGCACCTCCAGGGTATGTTGGTTATGAAGAGGGTGGACAACTCACTGAAAAAGTACGTAGAAAACCTTACTCTGTTATATTATTAGATGAGATTGAAAAAGCCCACACAGACGTGTTTAATATTTTACTACAAGTATTAGATGAAGGGTTTTTAACAGACAGTTTGGGTAGGAAAATAAATTTTAAAAACACCTTAATAATCATGACATCAAATGTAGGGGCTAGAAAACTACAAGACTTCGGTACTGGTGTAGGTTTTGGAACCAAAACTAAAATAGATAATCTTGAGGATATAAGAGATGGTGTCATTAATGATTCTGTTAAAAAAGCCTTTTCACCAGAGTTCTTAAACAGATTAGACGATATCATAGTGTTTAAGTCTTTAGATAAGAAAGATATTAAGAAAATAATAGACTTACCATTAAACGAATTAATTAGTAGAATGTCTGAAATGGGATATAAATTAAATATATCACCAAAACTAAAAGATTTCTTAGTGGAGAAAGGTTATGATGAGAAGTATGGTGCTAGACCTTTAAATAGGGCCATACAAAAATATGTGGAAGATCCAATAGCGGAGAAAATGTTAGAAGGTGAATTGAAAGAGGGTTCCACTATAAAAGTTGGTGTCTCTAAAGATGACATTGTCGTTACCACTAAATAATTACTACCTTAAATAACCCCCTTTATGGGGGTTATCTTTTAATTGTTTTTTTTGTGTTGGATATACCAAACCAAAGAAGCAAAAAATCCACCATAAGCGGCAACACCTACAGCTATTTTTAAGTAGGTTGTGTCTAAGTAACCATTATACCACCAAAAAGGGTATAATACACACATAACTAACATGAACAATATTTGTAATACATGTATAGAGTCTTTTCTCATTTTTCTCCAATCCATAATCATTTTTTTATAACATCTCTAATAAGAGATTAATTATCACTAAATAAAATTTAGTGTTATTACCTTAATTTTCTTTTTTCACAAAGATTATAGGTACGCATCACCCCTCTAATTTATTGGGACCCAATCCTACTCTTTAGTTCATCAACAAACTCTTTTTGAAATTTCTTCAAAAATTCTTTGCCATCCTTACCAAAGTAGGTTAACCCAGATATATTAGTGATACATTTATGACCCCCACTGTTGGCTTTAATCATATCCCAACCCGTGACGGATAACATTTTTAATGCTTTTAATTCTCTTTTTGATAAAGAGTCGTATGGTTTAGACATAACCTTTTTTATTGCCTCTACCCACCTTTCTGTTGTGTAATCTTCTGAAGTACCTTCGGGTGGTTGACCCAAACCAATAATACCATCATCAGACTCATCAAACATAGATACCATATCTTTAAAACTAAATCCGACAGAGTCTTCGTTGAAGTGTTTACTCTTTTCAGCAAAATATTTTATACTATCTATTGTTATTTTCTTTTCTTTTAATTCCCCTTTAAACTTTTCTAAAACTACATTAGCTATTTCACCTAAATTAACACCTTTAAGTTCTCTATCTTTTTTAAATGGATTACAAGAAGCTTGTAATAACCCTAGAGGCCACGCTATAACCAAAAAATTAGCTTTTGGGTATAACTTAAAAGGTACATACCTATCGTAAGAACCTGGTTTAAATAAAGCTCCACCCCCATATTGAGATATTATACCGAATTCTTCATCGTAGTTTACCTTATCACTTTTACTTTGAGACTCAATATAGTTTTGTAAATTCAACTTCATTACTTCTGGAGACACATACCCATCTTCTTTAGCCATTTTAACTATATTTAGATAAATATTTTTAATACTTGGGGTTGAGTTCATAACTAAATACTCCAAAAACTTAGGTTTGTTTTTGTAAGCTAAAAGTAATTTATTTGTTACTAATGCCATAGCTATTTTATTTTTAAGTAGATCTTTTTCATTGTTATACTTAAAAATATAATTCATCAGTTGTTCTGGTTTTATCCCTAGTTTAGCGAAATCAGCACTATCCACAGTAGAAATCATTTTAATATCATCTGAGGGGAATATCTCTTTATCAGAAACAATTTGTGATATAGTCTCAACGTTTGAACGAGCTTGTCTAAACGATTTAGACGTATTATCTTCTGCCCCAATTTGTTTATCGTGATGGTCAGTGTGTATTATGAACATCGGTTTACCATGAGCAAAATCAACCAAAACAGGCATTACATCGCCTGCGGCGGATGGTTTTTTAACAGCAAATTCTCTATCACCATATTGTATTACTTCAGAGTCAACAACCTCTATACCATTATTTTTTAAATAATCTTTCATGGCTAGAGCTGTGGTAACACCATCAAGGTCCTGATGAAAATATATTTTAGCTTTACCATATCTTTTAGCTAAGTTTTTTATATTTCTAATACCACCCATAATTTTTAATCATTAAACTTTATTATAAATATGCTGTCACTCAACAACAATTGGGTAATGTATTTACTCACCACTCTCCAGTGAGATAAGTTTATCTAAATACTGTTTAGCCTTTTTTAAATCCTCTAAACCATTTTTATCTCTCCACCTAGTAATGTACTTTACGATATTACCCTCAAAAAAATCTAATTTGTGTGTGTGAGCATAATCCCACATTTCAATACCTCTATTATAATGATTAGGGTGTATAACCCTTTCTTTATCTTTTTTTAACATATCTTCCTTTATTTTAAATAAATTTACTATATTTGTGTTAAATAGTAAATTTTAAAACATGGTAAAAATAAAATCAACCTCTATCCCACCAAAAAGAAATGACATACCCTATACTAGGGTTAATATGATAGATATTATTGATTATTGGAGTAGGGAAAACTCCTTTATAAATATGGAACTTTATTTAAGGGTATTAGAGGCTAAGACCACTCACGGGTAGATAATATTTTAATCATATCATCATAAGAGTAAGGACCAACTTTTGTTGTTAAGTTATTTACTGAGTCTGGTATTTTTTCACCCTCCCATTTAACAAATGTTTTTGTTTCATTAATAGATTTTCTAAGACTTTCTGATGAGGTCTCCATTATATCATTAAAATTCAAGGAATCAATCTCTGATACATCTAAAATCATAAAATTTCTTTTAGTAAAATCAACTGAAGTTTTAGTAACACCACTCAACATAATTAATTTAATTTAAATCTTTTTTTAAGTACCCTATAATTTTGTAAACACTCATCTAATGTTAATCCTTTCCTGTAAACTCTAACGATTGCTTTATCATGGGAAAAATAGTTTGTGTTAGGCATAGATTCTATTTGATTACCCAAGTCGTTTAAATTATTAGAATAATTACCCCACCAATCAATATCAAGTAAAGTACTTTGTGTTATTACATTACCATTTATTAATAGTAACCACTCACCCGTTGTGGGAGCGGTTTTCCTCATAGACATAGTTACATGATACCATTTATTTATTTCATATTCATTTATTGAAGATATGACTTGTCTATCTCCATTACCATTTTTATATCCAGCGGCTGAAATAAAATTATTATCATCTGGTGCTGTTGTCCTATATAATGGTAGCATTTGTACACCACTAGTTGTGGATGTGGTCCTAAAAATATTGGTGGCAGTACCAGCAGGCACAGTCTCCAATAACCTAAAGACCATTTCAAAAGTTAACTCAAAGTCTTTAACAGTGGTCTCACCCACCACATCACCATTTCTTATTGATGGGTAGAAAAATCTACTCCGGCTAGTGGTACCATCTACCCCATCAAAATTTATTACTCCAGCAAAATCATTATTAAAACTATTACCACCTTCTAAGTTAACTTGATTTTGGGTACCTATACTATTCCACAAAGGTAGACCACCCCAAGATGTGTTACCAGGGACGAAAGATTTAGGGTTTGCTGAATCTAAGTATAATTCCAACCCCCTAGTCACTAATTTGTTTGAAATTGATACACTCATGATAAATCGAATCTACTTTTTATTGTATTATAATTTCTTAGTATTTCTTCCTCAGTTAAAGCTCTATCATACATCATACAAGTACCTAAACTACCATTCAAAAAAGTACCGAAAGTGGACGCAGCACCCTTACCAATATTTATTTGTCCAGAATTCATAGTTCCAGGTCTCATTTGTGAACCATTTAAGAATGTAGAGGTACCTTGATTAACTAATTCTCCATTAACATAACACTTTAAATTACCATCAACCAACTCACCCACATCTGTGATGGTAATTAAATTCCATTCATTTGGTTCATTACTCACCCTATCTGTGGTAAAAGTGCCTCTATCAATACTGTCCCCAATAGTCATCCCATAATTAATCCCAATTGACATACCCCATCTCATTTGACTAGATGTACCAGACCTCCAAAGTAGATAAGCATCACCAGATGGTGTAGTACCACCAATAGTGTCACCAGATATTTTAACAATAACACTTTCGTTATTAGGTAATGCCCCACCCCCTATAGCAAAACGGTTTTCAGCAATTGCCTTTGTTATAGTACCACCAGTACCTATAGTAACCTCAAAAGAGGTTAAATTTCTAGAAGCTTGTGTAGGGGTAACACCACTCCAATTCTCACCAATAACCCCTGTATAAGTTCCTGGTGTGTATGTTGTACTAGCTGTTAATGCCGGTGTTTTTAGAAAATAATCATTACCACCACCCCAAAACATAACACCACCTTGTCCTGTTGTACCCGATTTAACCCAGGCTGACATAGTAAATGTTTTTGGTTTGTACCTATAAAATGGTTGTTGTAACTGAACCGCTTCACCAGAATTAGAGGGGAATCTAATAAAATCATCCGTACCATCAAAAGTTATGTATTTAAAATCACTAGATATCGTAGGTTCATTAAAAAACGTACCCCCAAATGGTGTAGAACTTGTTAAATCTATTATTGTACCACCAGTTAAACCTAAATCTCTATCTCTAGATTTAAAATTAAATGGGTCCAAATAAAAAACTAAACCATCTGTTATAACTTTAGGTGATATTTGTGCGTTTTTACCTTTTACTATAATAGCCATAATTATATACTTCTCACAATCGTCTTAACCACCCAACCCGTGGTAGCACCAGTTAATGTTCCTATTAATGAAGCTTCTGAACCATCAGATGATACTGTAAATGTCAATGGTGTTGTGGAACCTATATCGTTTGTAACGTTTTCTCTATACTCAACAGTAGAACCACTCCAAATAGACATTATAGTACCAGCTCTAACACCTAATGTATTAGAAACTGTGTAATCAAAGAAAGCTCCAGTGTAAGCACTTATGGGAACTGAGTAGATGGTTTGTGCACCAGAACTACTAAAACTAGTTTTTACTGTTGTATTGAGACAAGGTGCTTGATAATTTCCTATATGAACAGTGTCATCATCGTAAACCTCTAATATCGGTAATCCAGATATATCACTAACTGAAAATAAAGAACCCGTTAAATTATCACTTATACTAAATAGTTCCCCATTGGACCCTTCTACTGTTAACAATGGTTCTGTACCTCCAGAACCTATTATACTTAGTAAATTTTGATTATCTCCTGACATAGTTGTTTGACCATTAACAGTTAAACCCGTCATAACACTAATGTTTGATACTAAATCTGGTAAACCACTATTTTGACTTATTGTAAAATTATTATTTAAATATGTAAATCCTGTAACATTAGACACAACCCCCAAATCAACCTCATAAGTAGAACTATCTGATTTAGTAAAGGTGATTTCACCAGTAGTGTTATCGTAAGTACCACCTGTAGTAAATGTATCTGTAAAACCACTTATGAAACCACAGACATCAAAAGTGGTTCCACTGTTTGTACCAAATGTAACACACCCAGTAGTTAAATCATAAGTACCACCTGTTACATTAATATCGTTATCACTGTAAAGTGCTGCTGCGTTAGTAACGTTAAAAGTACCTCCTGTAGTATTTGTGAATGTTAATTGTTGAGTGGCAAAATCTGCGTTTCCACTATTAACAAAAACATTATTATCTGAAGCTAATGAACTTAAATCTACAGTAATTTGTGGTTCTCCCAGATTTCTATTTATCTCTAAATCTGTACCATTTAATGTTGCTCCTGTAACGAAAGTATCTGTAAAGCCACTTACAAACCCACAAACATCAAAAGTAGTCCCACTATTTGTCCCAAATGTGACACATCCATTAATAGGGTTATATGTTCCACCAGTTACATTAATATCGTTATCACTAAACAGTGCTACAGCATTAGTAACATTGAATGTTCCACCCGTAGTATTTGTAAATGTTAATTGTTGTGTAGCAAAATCTGCGTTTCCACTATTAACAAAAACATTATCACCAGTTGTAGTACTACCAGTTAATGAGGATACATCCACAGAGAAAGGTGTAAACCCAACGGTACCATCAAAATCTAAGGATGTTGTAATTGAATTATAGGTACCACCTGTTACGAAAGTATCCTGTGTTGTTATTTGATCCTCTAATTGGTATAAACAACTTCTAAGATTTAAAAAATTTCCGTCTAATTCGTTAAAAGTTAATTTACTACCTTTAATTGTTCTTAATACTAATGGGCAATTTATTGGCATTTTCTTTTTTTATTTATAAATATCTAATCAATCAGAAAGATTATTAGTAACTTATTTTACCTAGGTAATGTTCACCACCTTCGTCATCATCTTCAGTGGTAAAGTCGTCCTGAAAAATAGTATGAGCCATATCACCTGTTGTATTTACTAAAATCTCATTAGAAATCCAATCATCCCGATCAAAGTAAAAACCACCAGCCGACATCATTTGAGGTATATCCCTAAAATGACCTTGTTCATTGATGAAATAATCTACAGGACCATACATATCTATTTCAGACTCTATTTCGTCTGTTCTACCATCGACATAATCTGTTTTACATTCTTCAATTAACTGTTCGAATTCACCTTCTTTTTCATCTCTCTGCATCTCCAAATCAGTTATTTGTTCATCCATTTCTTCTATCTCTTCTTCGGTTTCTGCGTATTGTCTTTGGTCTGACTCAAGGCTATCTATATCACTATCTAAATCTTCGATTTCAGATTGTAGATTATCATAGTCTAAACCTCTACCCTGTTCTACACATATTTCACGGTCATCAAAGCCATCTAACATATATGTAGCTTCTTCCTCCGCGTAAGCCCTTGAATCATTCATTGTTATATAACTTTCTAAACTACTTGGGTCCATGTACTGAAATACCTCACTTTCATCCATCATTTCGTAATAGTCTGTTATAGATTACTTTCATCCATCATTTCGTAATAGTCTGTTATAGATTTTTCCATATCATCCTCATCACCAACAGCATAGTACTGATTATCATCTTCATCTAAATAAATCCTTAATTTGTACCATAAATCATTTTTGACTGGGGTGATATTACTGTGCCCAAGTAAATTTTCTAAAGCCTGTGCTCGATTATCATCATCGATCCATTCACTACCGGTGGGACGTGTTGGGTAATTATCCATGTGATATTGATTAAGATTATCTATCAGTCTTTTAGGTAATCTT